AAGTGTATTAATTCTTCTTGGTATTTTTCTGCTAACAATCTTTTTTGATTATTGAGTGTTAGCATGTAATTAGAAAAGTCTAGTGCTTTTTCTAAACGTTCGTCCATAGTTATACTCCTAGTTTATTACTACTAGTATATATTGGATTTAATGATTTGTCAAGTGGAGATTGGTTAGGAAAGTGATCTAACAAGAGAACCAGTAGGCACAGTACTAATAATTACTGCATCGTGTATAGTTCCATTAATTGTAATTTGACTATTTGGTGTTGCTGTTTCTATAATGCTATTAAATGTTCCAAAAACGTCTTCGTCAATGCCGTACGTTAGGTCATTTGGACGACCATCTTCAAACTCTACTTTAAATGTAATAGCTGATGTTGTATTACCTGTTGCTGATTCAGCAGCATATACATTATACCTATTACGAGCATATACAGAACCGCCGGTTCTTGAATAAACTAATTGATAACTTGAAGTAAGGTTGTAATTTCCTATACTAGATCCTGTGCCAACAGCAGCGTTATTAATAGTTTGTGTTGCTTTAAAACTAGTTGACCCCATAGCGTTTAAGATCGACTGCCAGTCAACTGTTTTAGCCTGACTTCCTGTATATCCAACCGAAGCGCTAAATCTTATTTGGCCGCCGGCATTAAAGAAGTGCCGTCTTTCAAGTACAGTATTAAATGTTACAGTAAAAATATGGGTAATTATTGTAGACCACGTGCCGGCAGTTGCCAGTCGTGTGCTACTTACTGTCGGAAAACTAGATATATCTAAATTAGTAGGAAAAACTGTCAACTTATCAGTAACTATGTTAGTAGCTAAAGATTCTAACCCTAATACGTATGCTTCTTCAATTTTATCAGCAGTTGCAATATTAGTTTCGTAATCGCCTATTACAAATTCATTAATTGAAACTGCTGAACCTACCTGGTGCGAGCGTGTTCTAATTAAATCAATATATAAGTCTTCATAATCTTGTGCAGATACTTTATTAGCAGTAACAGGATCTGTAAGTGATCGCGTACCAACTACACTGTTTGTACTAAAAGATTGCCCGTATCCATGATCAGGAGTTGCCGCAGTAGAAACACCGAGCACCAAGTTTACTTGGTTACGAAGTGTATTGTATCTGCTTGCTAGTATCGTTGTTGGCATTAATCATCTCTTTACTGTTAAGTATATTTATTTAAAAATATTTTGAAAGCTAAAAGGTTTGATTATGCCAGTGTTTGCTGATTAAAATATGTTGGTGCTACTACTGTTACTTCGCCGTTTGCTCGATAATGCTGTAACGTACTTTCAAGTCTTCCGTCGACATTATTGTCAATGTTATTGTCAAACACCACATCGTTAAATTCAATTCTAAAAATAATTCGTGTATCAATGTCAGAACGTGCTTTAACAGTGTAAATGTTACCAGCATATACTGCACTATAAGTACCGCTTCCGATTTTTTGATATATGTTTTGGTAAGCACTTGTTAAATCATAATTACCGATCGACGAGCCGCCGCCGGAAGTTGACACAGTTGTTTCTGCGCTAAATTTAATTGTTCCTGCTTGTGAACACAGCTGATTCCAATCTAGTCCTTTAGGAGTTGTCGCACTAGTGTTATTAGCACTTATTCTAATTTCTCCGCCGGTATTAAAAAAGAATCTCTTTGCATCTGCAGATGAAAATGTAACAGTAACTTCATGAAAAATTAGCCCGTTCCACGTGGTGGTTCTAGCACTTGCTATTGCAGGTTCTAATGCAGCCTGTGTAGGATGCATTATCCCTTTATCTACTTGCACTTGTGATATTAGACTTTCAAAGTCTAAAATACCTTTCTTAAATCCGTCAGGGTCTATACTTGTTACGCCTGCGTTACTAACAAATGCACTTGTTGCTTCGGCAATTGTATTAAGATTTTGTACAACTTCGGCAATACCAATATCGCCTACACCTACCTGGTGAACTCTTGCTTTAAGGATGTCTGCGTATATTGCATTAATATCAGCAGCTTCAACAATGTCACTAGTATTGTTAACTGATAAACTAGTAACAGTTTGCCCGTAACCATTTTGACCCGAGCCGTTACCTAGTATGAGTGCAATACTAGATTGTAAGTTGTTAATTCGTGCTGCTGTAATATCTGCCATAATGGTTCCTTATACCTTAAGTACGCATTCGACTAATTTTTCACCCTCGTCGCTATTGCTTTCTAGAGCAATACCTACTAATGCCGTTGTTGCCAATGTTGTACATACGCCGTCTGCCATTGCATATACTGCTTGGCCTTTAATAACTGCTCCTTTAACACGTACAGGAAGACGACCTTTTAGACCAATATATTGACCTTCGCTATCACTGTTCATCATGTACGCCGGATCTGTTGATACTACACCAATACAATGATCATTTGCTTTTGCAGGTTCTACATCGTGGTCTTCACAAGCACACACTGCCACTGCGGTACCCGGTGCTAGTTCTTCTGCTGTTGAATATTTTTCTGCTAAGTCAGCATAGCGAGCACTTGTTGCTGTGCCTTGGAATAGATTTGCAGCAATGTTACCTGTTGCATCTCTAACTACAATAGTGTTGTTAGTTGCACTTGCACTTGCACTGCGGAAATCACTACCTACTCTTAGTGTAGATGCCTTTGTTGCTTCTCCTGTAAAGGTTGCTGCATAAACATTTGACCATCCAAAACTTGCACTGCCTAGTGTATATGTGTTATCAGCTGAGGGAATAATACCTGTTGAGGTAACAGTACCTACGTGTGTTAGCACGCCTGCGCCGCTGGTAACTTTTAATTGGATTGTACCATTGTTAGTAACGTTTTGAATTACGCCGTCATAGCCGTTTGTGTCAATTTTAACTTGCAAATCATTAGAATCGCCAATTAATATACCTGCATCCGGAGTTTCAATTGTGCTTACGAATATTGTATTGCCTACGCCTGTTTGTACAAAGTTTGCAGCGGATATGCCGCCTAACTTATCAGCGTTTGTTGCTGTTCCGTAGAATCTATCAGCTGAAGTTGTAACGCCTGTTGTAGTAGGAGTATTCCTTAATGTAATACCCTTATTTATTATGTCAAATCCCTGTGCTTTTAATGCAGTTTGACTAGCATTTAGAGTAAATTGATTTGGGCTCACAACATACAAAGTTTCGTCTTCAATAACAGCAGCAATTAGTCCTCTTATAGCACTCGTAGTGTCAAGTACTTCGAGGCTTTGCATTTGGGTTACACCCTCGCCTGCATTCTGAGGACCTATAAGTACAAAACTAGTGCCGTTATATACATATAACTGATCGTTTCCAGTGTCCCACCAAAAATCAGCAGTAGCTAATCCAATTGGTTCTGTTGTACCAACTTCAGCGCCTCCTGTTGTGCGCCATTTTGTTCCATCATAAAACTTTAATTTACTTGTGCCACTGTCAAACCAAACTTGGCCGCTAATTGGTCTACTTGGTTGATTAGCTCCACTAAAGTTTTCAAGTAAAAACAAAAAGTTTTCATTTTGTATTTCGCCGTATCCAGCGTAGTTTTTTCCGATGAATTTAAGATCAGTTGTTTGATCAACTGTACCGTCTTCTACTGTAGTTAACAGTGTGTTGTTATATCTGTCTATTGCATATGCCATTATTGTGTAACCCCTAGTGCTATTATATTATTTATCGTTTTCTTAGTATGCAACAGTTGATTGGTGTGTCCAGCCTATGCCGCTTGATTTATATGTCATTAGTGCCCTTGCAGGTGTTAACACAACAGTACCACTGGCTCCTTCAGCAGCAAAAACTACGTCTTGTACTACTGATTCATTTTGTGTTCCGTTTGAATCAACTGATATGTAACTTACAACTTTTGCACTTTCAACATCAACTCCTTCGACTGTTGCTCCTGCATACGAAGTTGTATGTATGCGTGCAATTTTGTTAGTATTAAGTGTAACAGCAGGATACATGTCGTTTAAATAATTCGAAACTGCACTCTCTAATGTTGCTCCGGTACCTAATCCAGTAACGTCCATGCTAAACACTATTGTTTCTGTTATAATTTCTTCGTCTACATAAATTTTAGTAGCAACTGTGTTGTCTGTAGATTCTGTTGTTGCAAGTTCTGCTGCTTTTCTAGCACTAACTGCCTTAGCAACTCCTGTAATTTTTTGATTATCTGTAACATTAATGTCACCGGAAGCTGTTATAGCAATACCATTATTTGATGTTATTGCTATATCATTTGTCGAAGTTATAGTCTTACCATCAATTGCAATTTCATCTACTTGTAACTGTGTTAGAGTACCGATTCTATCTAAATCTAATGCTTTAGTTACATTTACTAGTGTGTCATTTGTAAGCTTGTTAACTCCGCCAATTTTAAATGCAGAGTTAGTATTTAATAAGTCAAAGTTTACGTTTGAAGTAAACGCATTTGTAGCATTCTTCCAAAGTATATCTTTACTACCTTGGCTACTATTGACACTAATACCACTTGAATCAGCTTGTGCATTTGTAAGCTCTGTGCTATCATTTAGTACGCCGATTTCAATTATTTTATCTTCGACTCTTAAAGTCTGCACATCAAGTGCAACTCTGTCGCCTTCTACAATTAAATCACCAGTAACTCTTAGATCGCCTTCGACATCTAATGTATATTCAGGAAGTCTATTGGTTGTAAAGATACCTACTCGTGCTGCACTTGCATCAACATATATTGCATCTACCGAAATTGCTCCAAATGCTGTTGATTTAACACGCAGACTTAAATCGTGATCAGTAAGTTGATTTTCGATATAAAAACGTGGTCCAACAACTTTTTGTACGTTGTTCTGTGATAGACCAATTGTTAAACCACCAGAGTTTTGAATTGTTAGTGTACCTGTAGTGATACCATTTGCAGTTGATGGAAGGAAACTGTCAGCAGCTCTAACAACGCCGCCGGCTGTTACAAGGGCGTTCGCACTATCAGCAGTACCTCTAAATTTAAAATTACCTGTATCTATTACGTTAAAACCTACACGAATTATTCCGGTTGGATTAGCTACTGTAACTAAGCCTAGGATGCGCTGTGCATACTGTGGAGTAAATTCAATATTACTAATTACTGCTGATAAAATTCCGCCTACATACAAATACGCAACAGTGCGAGATCTGCTTTGTGAGTCAAGTATGCTGCCAATTTCAAATCCACTTTTACCTTGAGTGGCAGTATATTGTGGGCCCATTAACATCAAATCAGTGCCGTCAAACGCATATACTTGATTGTTTAAATTGTCAATCCACAAATCACCCGCTACCATTTGCGGTCTAGTATTTTGTACAATTGGGCCGCCGCTTGACTTCCAAACTGCGCCATCATATACCTTTAAACGTTGATCTGCACTATCCCACCATGTTTGTCCAGTTAATGGATTACTAGGTGCAGCAGTATTACTAAAATTTTCAAGTAATTTAATAAAGTTTTCGTTAAAAAATTCACCATATCCCGAATAGTTCCTGCCAACTAATACTAAGTTAGTACTAGCAGTGTCAATCTGTCCGTCGATTAGGTCTGTTAGCAGTGTGCCGTCGGTTTTGTTTAGTTGATAACTCATGTTACGCTCCAGTATAGATAATGTAGTTAACTGCTAAGAAAGGATTCATAACATTTAGTGGTGTGCCTAACGTAGTTTCTGTTTTGACGCCGCCACTTGACGCAATACCTTGCGTTCCGCCAAGCCCTGGTTCAATCGGAAGTGTTATTGCATTGTCATCAACAGGTTCGCCTGCGCCAACTCTAATTCCGTAAAACTGTGTGCCACTGGCGCCTTCTAAATCATGCTCATGTTCTGGTAAATTGTTAGTTGCAATTGCGTTTGTCTCTGATCCAGCGTTGCCACCAATTGCGTCCGCTGCAATGTCAGTAACACGGTTGGCGCTTGGTCCTCCCATGTTGTCAAGACCTAGTGCAAATCTGCCTCTAAAGTCAGGCAGTGTAAAAAAACTAACGCCGTTGTCGCTAACTAAACTAGCATCTTTAAAGTTGTGTTGTATAGCAATCCATAATTCGTTATAATCTGTCTTTCTAATTTCAGAACCATCACAAAGTAACCAACCAGCAGGTGCTTCTTCTCCACCAAACGGCATCATTGCTCCTGCCGGTACTAGTGGAATTGTTTTTAAGAAGTTACGTTTTGTAATTCTATAAACACCAGTTGTTCCCGTAGTTACATTTAACAATAATTCGTCTGCATTGCCTGCATCGTAAGTAACAGTTTTGTTACTAATAAAACTATTAGCAATACTTACTGGAAATGTTTTTGTGCTGCCGCCTGTTTGTCCGTCGAACTCAAAACTTACAGGATTAACATCTCCACTAAGCGCAAAAGTAGTAGCACTCGCTAGTCTATCTGCGCTGCCAGCTCTACCGCTAACTGTGCCGCTTACATTACCTTGAATATTTCCAAAGAATGTAGTAGCATATATTTGATCAAATTTATTGTTTGTAGTACCAATATTTCTTGCACTAGGACTATCAGGAACAATATTACCTGTTTGTAATATACCGCCTACATCGACATCTCCGCCAATATATGCATTAAGAGCAATTCCAATACCTCCGGTTGTAATAATACTACCTGTGCCAATTGATGTAGCGTTTTCAACACTAGTAAGTTTTAATATTCCAGTTTCAGCTTCACCTGCTTTAGGCGATATCTTAATATTACCGTTAACGTCAACTGATTCTTCTGGAGCACTGTTATTAAATCCAACATTGCCGTCACTGTTAATACTCATAACAGTAGGAGTTAGATTGCCGTTACGCATTTTAATATCAATACTCGATCCACTGGTGTTATGTTGTATAACCCCTGTTTCACCGTTGATGCCTAGACTTAGCTGGCCTCCTGTACCGATTTTAATACCATCATTACTTTTAACACTTAGTTGAAAGTCAGTTGTGCTTGCTGCATTTCCTTTTAAGAAGTTGCTTGCTGCAATAGTTACGCCGCCGACTACTAGTGCTTCTGCCTTTTCAGCAGTACCGTAATATTTTAAAGGCTGTGTACCTATAATTGCTTCATTAGCAATATTCATACCAGGGTTAATGCCTGTTCTAAATCCTTTAATTGATGTTTTAGGAATAAAACTTTGACTGCTAATAATAATTACCGGCTGGTCTTCTACTTTAATAGTAAGAACATTATATGTTACATCGTCTGTACCCACAAGTGCTTCTGCTTGTGCTCCAGTTAATAATCCGTCACTAAAGTCTGGGCCAACTAGTACCCATGCGCTGCCTGTAAACAGATATAGCTGTTGACTTTCTGTGTTAACCCACAAGTCGCCTGCACTAGAGTTTGCAACTGCTGGGGCTGCGCTGGCTTTTTTAAGTCCGCCGCTTGCAACCCAATTAGTTCCGTCATAGACTTTAAGTTGATCAACACCAGCTGTGCTATCATACCAAAGTTGTCCTTCAACTGGACGGGCTGGTGCTGTTGTGTTTGCAAAGTTTTCTAATAGATGTAGAAAATTCTCATTTACTGACTGACCGTATGCTGTTGTTCCGCGGCCTGGAAAATTTAAACTTGTTTCGCTGTTAAGAGTATTATCTTCAACTGTAATAACACCTTTGTTAACAGTGTCAGTGTAACTTATTGTATATGGCATAATTTACTCCTTATCCTGCTAAACTTTGTACACGCACTGTGTAATCAATTTGTATTAATCTATTAAGTGACTTTTGTACTGGGTGGAAAATAACGTGTGTAATTAACTTACCTGCACCGTCTGGGCTGTAACTGCGCAGTCCCAATTCATCAAATACATAAGGACTATCTGTTGCACTTGCAGTATCAAATGCATCCTGGCCGTTAGGTTCACCGTAATCTAGCAAACAACTTACAACAATATCAGTATAATTTGTGCCGCTAACATGCCTAGTTTCTAGTTTGTTGCGTACTGGATCAGTGTTGTTTACACTTCTGTCATCAACAACCTTAGTATAGGTTTGGTTGTATAGACTTGCATTTGTTCCTGTACTGTTAGGTGTTAGGTATGTAATAATACCTGTCGGATCAACGCTTGTGCCACCGTTTCCAAAACTCATTTCATATATAAATCCTTGTCCAGCGTTCGCTAAACTTTCAGCCATTGCTATACTCATATTTTCATAGTGAATAGCATTGCGTTTATCGATATATACTTTTTGCGATTCAGGATCATATATTTTAATATGTCCTTGAACCAGTACTCCATTTGTATCTTGCATATTGTTGCTCATTTAATTTTCCTATACTGTATTTATTCAGGTAGCTCAGTTGTAGCTGCACGTAAGAATTTTGCAATCGAATTTTCTGTATCGCCTAATGTTACACCGTCTGTTGTCCACGCTTGGCCAATTTTCTTTACAACTGTTACTCGTGTATTCTCTGCAGGTGTTGTAGACAATGTTATTTTATTAGTGCTAGCATCAAACGTAAAGCCTGCTACATCAATAGCATCGCCTTCAGGACTGTCAAGTGCTACAGTAGCATCAAACACAGCTAGCGGCGCTTTGCGTAAGCGTGTGCCTGCTTTAAACACTTCAATTTCATCTACAGATCCTACTGCATACCCAATCTCAAATGTGTCAGTTACGCCGTCAGCTGTTACATTAAACACTAGAGTTCTGTCTTTATAAGGAACAGTTTTACTTATGTTTTGATCAAACACTTTGGTATCTACTGCATATGTATCTTTGACTCCTGTACCTAATGTACCTCTACGAAGTTGACGTAGTGTATTTTCTTCTTTTACAAAGTATTCAATACGCTCGCCTTCAATAAAGATTACACCGGGCAAGTTCTGTCCCTTGTTTGGTTCACTTAGGCTAGACCCATCTACAAGCTCAATTCTTAAATCATAATAATTTAACGGTTGTGCAAGTGTAGATGCAGCAGTTTCAAGACGTTTAAAGTGTGTTCTATTAAGCATGTCCTTAAACTGCCTATATGCAAACTTAGGCTTACTAACAGGAGCAGTAAAGTGAATGACGTCTACAATATCATCTGCGTTCGGCTGTTTGACTAACTGAACTTTTAACTTATCATCAGTTACATAATAATCTACACTAGGAGTTAATAGTTCATTATTAACGCTAACCCAAACATATTGTGCTTCAACAGCAGGACTACGTAGAGTAACTTCACCTACTGTTAATCTGTTGTATGTAACATAATCAATATCTTCTGGTATTAGCGTTGTACGAGATACTACATCATAATTAATACGTTCAATACCTAGCAAATTGTGATTAGTAAATTGTATTATTTCTACAACTGCATTATTTGCCGGAGCTGTGTTAAACGTAACAGTAGTTCCGTCAATTCTGTAGTCTCCATCTGTAATTACATACATTTCAAGTAAGTCGCCTGGTACACCGACTTCGTCTGCAAGTGTAATACTACTGTTTGCGATTTCAAAGCGCCACTGTGTAGGAGTTGTAATTTCTTCGCCATTTAAAAATACTTTAACATCAGCAACATCTAAACTACCTTGCGGCATTTGGAATATTTCTAGTGCAAATTCACGTTGATTGTTTTCTGGTATTGTGTACTGAATGTTGTATCCAGCATTTAATATTGTATTATCAACCTTAACTAGAACATTGTGTTCTGTTGGTATTGCATACAATGGTGCAGTTGCAAGTGTAAACACAGTGTTAGTGCCATTGCCAGCAAATGTGTCTTTAGTAATTTGACTATAGTTAACCTGTTCACCTGTTGAAAATACTGTGTAGTTAATTACATCACCTTCTAGAATAACTTCTTCAAATCTAATCACAGTCTTAGATGTTGTAGTAGAAGCAAATGCAACAACAGTTTGTTGCACTCCATTTACGCTTGCATGTACACTAGTGCCTTCTTGCCAATCAACTGTAGTTTCAAATGCAGTTGTAGAACCGTCGCCTATTAATTTTCCAAAATCTAATAAGTTTTGTGCACCCTGTGCAACTGTTATAATATTAAGTTCTGCGCCGATTGTTGCTGAATTTAATGTTACAGTATTTGCAGCCCAGTCAATGGTATAATCAGTGTCTGCAAGTATAACATTTGCTACTTTTACAATTACTGCATTACTGCTATTTGGAGTAACACCTAAATTATATACAAGTGTGCTATCCATAATATAGCTTTGACTGTTGACAACTCCTTGTCCTGCGCTGTCTCTTGTGTACACTTTGATATCTAATGTATCGAGCACTTGGCCAGGAACTAGTTCTTCAGGTCCTGCACTTGTAGTAGGTGTTACAAATCCGTCGCCGTCGGTTATAATTTCTTCTGCTGCAATACCACGTGCACTTGTATATGCCAAGTCGCCGCCGCTAAGGGCAGTGTCATAACTGTTAACATCCGGTGTTACACTACCGTCACTAGTAGTTTTTCTCACAACAAATACATCACCGTCTAATAAATTTATACCCAAGTCTTGTACATAAATTATGTCAGTAACTCCGTCACCGAAGATACTGTTTGTAATAGCATTTAAATTAGTGTTAGGAATAAACGAAAAGTAATTAGGATCGTCAATTCTTACACCGTTTTTATAAAGATTATATACAACACCATCTTCTAACGGAGCGCTTAGTTGAACTGCAATTGTCGAGCCGTCTGCTGTAAAGATTTCATCTTCAAATGTATTGTCAAATTCATCCCAGGCATCTGTGTACCAAGGTGCGGTATCAAACCCTGCTGGTCCGTCAAAGTCAAAACTGCGCACTTCTACGCCGCCGTAATCAACTCCGGTCATTAGTTGTGCTAGTTCACTGCCGTACATTCCTGCAATAGGAGCATATGCAAATTTAATTCTATCTTCTGCACTTAGCATACTTAGAGGCAAATTATATTCTACACGTATTACTGCATCTAACTTAGGCGGTGTTGTAAATAGTATTTTGCCTTGCTCTCTAATATAACTCTTATCTGTGTTTTCAATGTTTTCATAGGTATACTTGCTACGCAATTGCAGTATATTATCTACATAGACACTTACTTTCTTTGTGTCAAGATCCATCGGCCACTCTAGGAAGAATCTATTTTCAAATCCTGTGCCAGTAAAAGATTCAGTTTTTGCTAATGTACTAAATGTGTATGTTCCACTAGTTCTATCAAACTTAACTTTAACGCTAGGTGTTCTAACAACGCCATCGCCTAGCACTGCTGTAGCTTTAGGTAGTGTTCCAGTATCTAGTTGCGAGCCGGATACTACAACTGTAGGAGCACTAGTATATCCGTTGCCAGGGTTAGTAACTTTAATACTTGTAATTGCGCCATAACCTAAATATGCTTTAGCAGTTGCGCCGGCGCCGCCGCCGCCTACTAAAGTAACAATTGGTTCAAATGTAAAGCCGCTGCCGCCGTCTCTTACTTTGACTTCAGTTACTTTGTATCCAAAGTTATCTTTCCAGTTTTTGCGTGGATACACAGTTGTGTTGAGATTTTCGCCTACAATTTCTCCAGCAACTATTCTAGCTTTACTTGACTCAATTGTCTTAGTAACGCTATTATACGCAGGAGGCAAGTCAAAGTCGCTAATACTAGTATTAGTTGGATCAGTAGCTGTATATTCGCTTACAAACTCTCTTATCTTTGTTGAATACGGTTTAAACTCTTCAACAAAGTCTTCGTAGCTTGCTAAATTATCATTGTTAAACGTTATGTCTTGCTGGTTTAGTGATTCTCTATTGTGCTTTGCCTTCACAAAGCTAGTTTTAAACATCCAATCAACTGCCTGCTGTTCTGACATTACATAACGCAGTGCTGACATAAACAACTGATTGTATTCGACTTCTAAGTCACCTATAAAGATTTCATCTCTAATAGTTTCTAATATAATACGCAGTTCAACACTAGGATTGTTGTCGTAAAAATTACTATCAAAGCTACGGTTATCAAAACCTACAGTATTTTTTGAATAGTCGTATAATGTATCTTTAAATTGTATTGTGCCATTCTGTCTGCCAATAGTGTTATAGTTCACAGTATAATCTTCACTATCTTGCGCATCTACTTTTTGAAGCAGTAGCCAGCCGCCGGTGCCAACGTTTTCAATCTTAACAACGTCGCCTATGTTGTTAGTTAGACTCGGTAGCAGGTATGAACCTTTAATTGTGTCGTTAATATTAGTAAACTGATTAAATCCAGCTGCATACCAATCTGTATAATTCCAATATAAATCTACATTATAACTCTGCAACTTTCTTCTGTACCATGCAGTGTCTGTTTCGCTCCACGAATACAATGCCCATTTGTCTTGAATAGTATTATCAGCATTGACCAATACTGTAAACGGTCTAACAGTTATTGTAGTTGCGTCATTATATCCGCTACCTGCATTAGTAATGTTCACAGTTGTAATTTGACCTAGATTATTAATAATTACATTAAATTCTGCTCCAGTTCCTTCACTGTTAATTTTAAAACTAGGAGCAACTTTATAACCTCTACCGGCGTCTGTAATGTTAACTCTAGAAATTCTGCCATTAGTAATAATAGGCGTTAATATTGCCGGAGTAATTTTATTTGTACTAACAAAGGTAAGTTCTGCTAAAGTATCAACTGCAACATCATATTCTTGAGATATTAGTGTAGGTGCAAGATCTTGCTGACCTAGTGATGAAATATCATACTCGTCAACTACTAATGTTTGTGTAAGTGTTAGGTTTATTCTTTCAATTGTCTGCTTCAGTGCTTCGAATCTATTTGCAAACATACTTTGTCTTGGACGATTTTGTACACCATAACGATTTTTAACAGTTATTGTTGAGTCTGGTACAGTTCTGTTGTTATCATCAAATCCAATCAAACTGTCAAACCATTTACGCTCGATATCAGGATCAGGTTTGCTTGTTTTCAATCCGTCTGATATTAACTTGTACTGGCTGTGTAAGTTTTGTACTTTTTTAGGACCAGTTGAATATTTAATGTTTAACACTAAGTCATCATTGTCAACAAATATATCAAAGTTGTTGAGTACAAACTTATTGCTAGAAAGCAAGCTTAAGAATGGATATCCTTGTGTTCTTGGGTTTTCGATTAGTGCTGCAATATTTCTAATACTTAAACGTCTGTTTTCCATTACAGGAACAGTTACTTTATTAATTACCCAGAAGTAATACTTGTTACCAAATGTTTTACTTACTTCGTCGTATATAATTTTTGTAGAATATCTAGCATCACCAAATAAACTTATTCCACTAATAGTAGCAGCAAGCCCGTCAGGTGTATCTGCAATGCTATCCCAAATGCTTGGAATAAAGTTGCTTTCAACCCATTCAAATACGTCAATGCTTGCGCCAATTGTTAGTTTGTTCCAAGTATTCTTTTGGAACGTTGTTGAACCTTGATATGCATGATCAAACTTAGCACTTGAAATATTCCACCACACTTGTCCTACATGCTTGTCTGTCCATGCTCTGTTAGGATCAACTGAACTATCTGAAGTATTGCCCGTGTTGTATACTGCTGGATCAAACGGTGTCTTAAACGTAATCTCTTGATCAGCTGGGCCTGCAATTTTACCTTGCACAGGATCAATGTAATCGATAAAAGAAACAATTCTATTTTCACGCTTGTTATACAAGAATGCACCACGAATATTATCCACATCAACTGGAGTGATTCCTTCACTGGCTACTCCCCAAGCAAATGTATTTTTATTCTTTCTAAAGTCAACTAGGATACCTTTAGTGTCGCCGTCTACTTGATCTGGCATTCCAATATAGACATGGTTATCATTTGTATATATATTTTCACCAAATGTAGTTTGTGTTAGTGGATAACTGAACTGCTCTGAGTATATTAATATACTGTTTACATTTTCATACACATAAACAACACCCTTGTCTAGTTTGATATTTCTAAAGTTTGTAAACTCGTTATCAAACGTAGTTGCAGTGCCTTCAGTTTCTGCATATACCTTAACATCAAATGTAGTCGGAATCTTTTGATCACCGTTTAAACTACTTACAACTAAGTTGTCAGCACCGAAATCTAATCCAAATCCAAAGCCTTCGCTTTCTTCATTATTAGGCGGTGTTAATACTTGAGATAATTCAAACACTCCTGCATTTTGAGTGTAAACATACACAACACCTTGATTAATTTTAGCAGTGTCATCAAGCATTGAACTAACTGCAAATTGTGTACCTGCAGGATTTAGGCTAACCTTTTCGCCCCAGGCATCTACGTTACTAGGAGCTTCAATTATTTGGTCTAATACAAACTTGTCATCTATTTCACGATATATTGCGAGCTTAGTATCTGTAGTACTATCAGTTTGTGTTTGAGTAGATGTTACAATCAATACTTGTGCGTCGTCACTGATGTCAAAACTCTTGCTAAACTCTAATATATTTTCAATAGGATCAAATACATCTTCATTATAAAATGCAGTTGCGGTTAAATTTGGTAGGTAACCTAAATAGTCTATGTTAGTGCTTACCTGCAGCCATGAGTTATTTGTAACACTTGGAATTACTGCACCTACGCTGATATTTGTTTGTGCAGCCCATAATGCATTATCTTGAGCAACAATATTGCCCTTTTTATATGTGTAGCTGTTCTCAAAATTGCCACGGTAGTTAGAATCTTTACCGT